AAGCAGTAATCTATTCCTTCAATCATTAATAGTTGCCTTTTCTAAATAAATTGATAGTGGGTCAATAGCGCACAGCAGGATGCCGTGGATTTTTGTTTTCGCTATTTCCACCACAATGGCCAAATGCTCCACTATCATGCACCATTCATAGTTTCAACATCAAATGTTTCTTCGATGTTGCTTGTCATAATCTCTCCGGCTGCCACACGATATTTGTTCTCAATGAACTCACGGAATGATTTCTGTTTAAGGATGGGCATCCAGAATTCTTTACTATCTGTATCTTTGATACGATATTTCTTTTCTTCTACTTCACCAGTATCTTTGTCCACCTTACTATACCATCCGTTTGATGGCTTAACCACATGTTTGGATTCAATTGCAAGGTCAAGTAGACCAGACCAGGTGCTGATACCGCCATCAAAAGATACGCTAACAGGTATTTTAGATTTTTCTTTGACATAACGAGATTTCTCCACATTGATAATAAAGTTGTAACCGACAATTTCGGTTCCTTCTTTTTCTTGCTGGCGACCAATAATGAAAATATTGTCAGCGCTATAGTATGAACCGGTGCCACCACCAACAATGTCTTTAGGGAACATACCAATTTCTTTGTATGTGTGATTCACAACAATCATTGGAATGTCCTTCATTGTCAGGTGTGGAGTCACCATACGAAACAAGGATTTAACCTGTTTAGCACGTGACATGTCGGCTACAGATTTACCTTCTAGAGCATCCTCCACTTCCTTTTTTGATGCGAGGTTTCCGATGGAGTCGATGACGATGATGAGGCGGTCGCCTCGTTCCAATTGCGTAAGTTGCTGCATAACATCGAACTTGAGTTGCTCAATATCGGTAAGTGGTGTATGCAAGACACGATTAGTATCGATCCCAAAACTGTCAAAATAACTTTGAGGAGTACCAAACTCAGAATCATAAAATAAGAGAGCCGCATTTTCATATTTGTCCAAATAAGATTTTGCCATCAACAGAGAAAACGCTGTCTTAAAATGTTTTGATGGCCCTGCCCACATTGTAAGACCTGGTGTTAGACCACCGTCTAACTTACCAGAAAGTGCCACGTTGATAATTGGCACAGCGGTTGGAATCATATCTTTGTCGGTAAAGAATTTTGATTTTGCCAGAATAGAAGATTCTTTGATGCTACTATTCTTTTTGATTTTTTCTAATATACTCATAATGTTTCCTTTTTAAAAATCACCACCGTCTAGTTTCTTCTCTTTGAAGGAATACGGTGCATCGTAATCATACTTAGGTTCCAATTTTTTTGGAGGTTCTTCTATGTGATGTTCTTCATACACAATTGAATTTGGTGTGCTATGTTTCTCAACTATAACTGGAGCTGTTACGATTGGTGGTATTTTATCACCAGTTATATCGTCAATAACAATCATGTTATCTTTTTTAATTTCCAAAACATCTGTTTCAGTTTCTTCCTTTGGTGCAACCATTGGTTTCAAGTCTTTAAAGTGAACAAATGGTTGTTTCAAGTAAGCATGTTTGTCAACAGGATTTTCAATCTTTTCATTCAGTTCTTGTATTGCCTTGACCATATGAGCCATGACCTTACTACTATCAACCGACACAGTATCATCTTCCGTTACAACAGCTTCAGGAAGTAAACTTCCAACTTCTTGTGCGGAGAACCCTGTAATTGGAACTCCTTGTCCTGTCGGTTCTTGTGCTTCTTTGTCTAGTTGTCTAGCATTTTCTCTTGCACGTTTAAAGAAGTTTTCAACATCATCAAAACCTTCTCTTTCCTTTAATGTCATATTATAGGCAATCAACAGTAGAATTGCCAATGGATCAAATACAACAATAATCAATATAATAACAAGTCTTACCGCTTTGTCAATAATGTCAGTAGTCGCCTCACCGTATGCCAAGGCGGCAATGTATTTGATTGGCCCGACATCCGCTTCGACCTTCTTAAGCTCAGTAGATAAAGGCGCACGTTCCTCGGAGTATTTGGTAATGGCGGCTTGCGACTGTTGAATTTCTTGTAATATTCTAGTCCTATCTTTCTGTTGGCCACGGCGTATTGCTTGCGCCTTGTCGGCACCTTTTTCATCTGTTGAGCGACCCATAGTTTGGTCCACAACCTCATCATACTGGCGAATTGCCTTACGGTTCGCTTCGACATTCTCTTTCTCCGTTTTAATCTTTTCATCCAGTAACGCAATTTTATCCACAAGTGGTGCATTATCTGCTGAATGTTCTAAGTGTGCCTTTGATAAGAAACCAAAGATACCCATAGATGTAATCAACATCAAAATAGTTACTGCAATAGACAAATAAGATTTAATTAGTATTGGACATTGTTTCCAGTTTCTATACAGCCATGATACCGTTACAAGTTTCGATGCTTCTAGAATCGAACCCATAATGATAACAGGCCAGAAAGAACCTGGAAAGATTTGTGCCAAACCAATAACAGAATAGTAACCAGCTACGCCTGATAATGCTATGGCTGTTAGTAAGGTTAAAAATATCATGCAAAGAAGTCCTCTAAAGAATTAGTTTTTTCTGCTGACCAATTCATGCATTTCAAAATTACACTGATTGGTTCCAAGAATGCTTTGTCGAATTGTAAATCATAATCGATATAATTGTCAAGCTCAAATTCTTTTGGTATTCTACCAGGGAAAGAGATAACATCATTCTTAAAATGATTCGGCATTTTCAGATAGGTAAACTTTAACTTTTCGCCTTCTTGGATAAGTGGATATTTCTTGGTTAGATTCATCTGTTTAAGATTGTGGTTATACACAATCGCACCACGAACGTGAATTGGTGTTCCTTTTTTAAACAATAATACCGGATCCGAATACGTATTCAGTCCATTCAAACCACGTGGAAAAGATATTTCTTCTGCTGGTAATGTTTTGAATTCTTTTCTAAACTCGGCAATAAAGTCTTGCACCTGTTGTTCGGTGCCAGTCATCATCAACTTAATTGATTCTTTCATCTTTTCACGAATCGCAGAGGGTGTGGAAGATTTAATCATTTCCAAACCCATCACTTTCATGTATGGTTCAGCATACTGCACACCTTCGTTGTTATACACATTTAGAATATAACGTTTCTTGGCAGTCCACACACCTTTGTCAGAAAGACCTTCACGTTTCATCTGCATCTTCTGTGAATATGCATGAACGTAATCAGCCAATTCTTGATATGATTCGTCTATGTAAGGTTGTATCTTTTCTTCACAGATTTTATCCATGATAGAAATGACTTTTTGTTTGTCGCTTTGGTCTTTAATAAATTTATCAACCAACTCACCCATACGTAGATAGATTGAATCGGTATCGGATGCAATCACATAATCAACACCTCTGGTGTCGAGAATACGATTCATGTAGGCATTTATTTTTGCTTCAATCCAACGAATCGATAACTGGCCTGACTGAGTGACTCCCAAAGCCATGCGTAGGTCATAAAACCTAAAATACTGGCTTCCCAAAGCACCGTAGGCAGAGTTAAGGGATACTTTCTTTGCGAGTTGTAGGTTGTTGTATCTGGCAACTCGTTTTTCAATGTCGTATTTTTTTGATTCGTCTTTTTCATTTTCATACTCCTGTTGCGCTTGCAACATCATCTTTTTAAATTTCTTGCGGTCATTATACATTTCTTCCAACATCTTAGGTAAGAAACCTTGTTTATCTGTTCGGAAGAATTGACCATTCGGTGTAATTGTTGCACCTTCAAGTTTGTTGATTATACATGATTTATTCAATAACTTTTCCACAGAAACAGTTTGTGCCAGAATTCTACGCATTTCATCTGTGTAGTTTTCTGGTTCAATTAGAGTTTCTGGACTAATATTGTATTGCATCATCAAGTGTGGATATAGACTGTTCAAGTCAAACGATGCTACCCAATTATGTAGACCTACCTGAGGTTCTTTAACATACGCACCTTCGAATGCTGAATCTTTTTCCTGCACATCACGTGGTGGAACAATAATACCTTGTTCCAACAAATAGGAATAAGTCATTGAATCCCACATACGTGTTTGTGCAAAGATATCTTCGTAATTACACTTAGTATCATATGCAAGAGTCAAACCAAGTTCAATCAGTTTCAGTTTGTCATCAATACGTTCAACAAGAACAACGTCACGAATGTTATACTCAATGAATTTCTGGTGATTTAAACGATACAATGCATGTAGGTTATCATACTCATCATATGACAATTTACGTTCACCGATTTCCACGTTTGCAATATTGTCCAAACGATACGATTCTTGTGACTTACCACCTGGCGCATACCACTTGTATAATTCAATGTAATCAAGTTGTTCGATACCCAAGAAACCGTAAGCAATCATTTGACGGCCATTGATAATGGTTTTACGTTCTGTGATAAAGTTCCAAGGAGACAACTTCTTAGTTTCATCTTCACCAAGAATTTTACGAAAACGGTTGACCAAATATGGAACGTCAAAGAACTTGGTGTTCCAACCAGTTAAAACATCTGGTGTGAATTGTGACCAGTGATTGATGAATCGTTTGCACAATGTGTATTCATCATTACATTTGATATATGTTATCTCAACACCTGCATTGGTTTCATCCAGTTCATGGTTATAATCACCACAACCCCAAACAATCATACTACCACCGAGAGTTTTTAGACCAATGGCGGTGATAGGTTCATTTGCTTCATATGGATCAGGAAAACCATTCTCAGAACCAACCTCAATGTCAATATTGGCGACATTAATCTTATCAATATCCCAATCAACCATTTTTGGATGTTGGTCAGCAATAAATGCGTATTCAAACCTAGTATTACCAAAGATTTTTGGTGCACCAGGAAGACCGTCATATTGTTTTACGAATTCTCTGGCTTCACGAATACCATCAAATCGTTTTGGAACAAGGTCTATACCATCAAGAGACTTGTGTGTGCCTTTATCTTTACGAGCTGGAAGATAAAGTTGTGGTTCATAGTCAATCTTTAATCTGATTCGTTTACCGTCTTTGATGCCACGATAGAGAATCTTACCACCATAAGATTGAACGTTTGTGTAAAAAGTTGTCATTAACCTGTAATAATTTGTTGTTGACCTGGAAGAATTAGACCTACACCGAAAATTTGGTCGTAATTTTTGACAAAATCTTCTGCTGGAACATAGTAGTATACAACATGTTCTAGTTTAAAGGCAATAGTTGAATCTGATTTCTGTTCGGCATGGATTGGAAAAGGTGAGAATCCTACATTTGGTGTGCCATCTTTACCACGGACAATCGCAATACCTAGTGGATTTTTGATTACCATTTGAGTTTCGGTATGGGATTCGACTTCACCGATGACTTCTTCACCGGTAATTAATTTCATTGCATAAATTTTCATATTCATCCTTTAGCATAAATAATTATATAGTTTGACCTGATGCAAGAGTATATCATTTTTTCGAGATAAAGTCAAGTAAAAAGATGGTATAAAAATAAATGGATCCACTAACCCTC